CTAAACGCCATTCGAGATCTTGATTTCGGTCCAGCCTTGACCTCGAGAGTCCCGGTAGACCGCTGTCATGGCAGCCGATTTGTGGCCCAGAAGGGCTTGGGCGAAGTCCTTGCCGTACTGCTCGGAATAGAGGCGAGCGGCCAGTGACCGAAGTTCGTGGAAGGTCGGGGGCGTACGATCTTTCTCGACTGCGATCCTGGCTGCAACTCTGGCAACTTTGAATGCTCGGCTGAGGGTTCTAGGTGCCACTGCCGAACCTGGCTTACCCTTCGATATGGGGTGCGAAAAATGGATCAGATGCTTCGACACAACTCGGTCCCGGCACCTTTTTACGATATCTTCCAATGTCAGGCCTGCCGCCGAGAGCGATAGGGATAGCGGGATACAGAGCTTCGGTTTGTTCGGGCCGCTCCCCTTAGTCTGCTCGACCCACAAAAACCCGTCATGCACATTCTCGAACGTCATGCGACAGACATCTTCGAGCCGCTGACCAGTGACTAGCGCCAGCTCGATTGCATTGGCCACCCATAGACGATGTTTATGGCTTTTCGCCTCGGCCAGGATCGCTTGATACGTCTCCAGAGATAGGCGGCTTCGCTTCACTACTACCTTTGGTTTGTACGTCACCTCGACGGGATTCTTGCCGACCTCAAGGGCGCCACGCTCCATTGCCACCCGCAAAACGTCGCGCAAGCGCGATCGAATCTTGGCCGCCATGGGTGCTCCACGCGTGGCCTCACAACGTTCGACGAACGCAACTACATCGCGTGGTGCAATGTGGATGAGGATCATTTTGCCGATCTCATCGCTTCGGATCGCGTTCAGGTGAGAACGAATCGATTTCATGGAGTTCGGCTTTAGGCCCGTGAGAGATTCCTCGTATACATCACACCACTTCGACAGCAAATTGTCGCCGCCATCCATGCGAGCGATCAGGGAAATATCGCCGCGGCGCCGCTCGATGTCGGCGTTCGCAGTCTTGGCCTGAGAGATCGCAGCCTCTTTATTCCTGCCGAGGCCGAACGTCTCTTTCGTGATCGGGTTGCGGAACCAGAAATAGCCGTCCTTCTTCTGATACAGATTGGGCGGCAAAGGACGGTTACGCGCGTTTCGTGGTCTGGCGGCCATGGATCATCCTGTTGATTCGGTCTGCGGTTTCATCCACATATTCAGCGTCCGGCTGGCAGAAATACCCCCGTCCCACTTTCATCGGACGCGGCAGAATCTTCCCCGTGTGCACCCACCGCATCAGCGTGTTCTGGTGCGGCGTATGGTCCCCGAAGATTGCCGCAGCCCATTCCTTGATCGGTATCAGTTTGGCTGCCATCTCTCCACTCCCTCCAGCTAATCTCTAGTATCCGTTGCAGTGCTGCGTTCATTCAGGCTCCGTCACATCTCGACCACGGGCCTTTGCCGCCCCAGTCTTGGCAATCAACCGATGCAAGCATCAGTCGGTTGTAGATCGGGTAAATTCCGGGAACGTACCAATGCCGTGTCATGCACACTCTGGAAACAACATGGCCAATTGCAAAGAGCGCCCACGACGCGATGAATCCGAGGAACTTTTTCATTTCTGCTCTCCCTCACTAGCAGGGGCGCGGCCAGTTGCACCGAGATCGAGGCGCACGCCGCAAAGCTGGTTGGCGCAGACAGGCTGCCACGGCGCGTTTCCTTTACCGCAGGTCGGGCAAGTCCAGCCGACAGCAGACGGAGCGGGCGTGCAGCCTTGGAACGGCGCGCACATGCTCGGCGTCGAGCATTCCATCATCGTTTTCCGGCAGATCACGATCTTTCTCCTTGTCGTTGCGCGAGGGCGGCGTCGATAGCCCGATCAAGCTCGTCTCCCGTTGCGACACACGAGCCGGGAATGGCGCCGACGGCATGTCTGTAAATCATCGCGTGTACGTGCTCAACAGGCGGCTTCATCTTGACGCCATCTTTGCCAAAATCCCGCAGCGCCCGATACCGCTCCGCATCCCGCTTATCCACCGCAGTGGCTTCCACCTCTGTCAGTAGGAGGTCGATGGCGTCGGCGGCTTCATCTATCTCGGCGGCCGTTACCAGCAGGCCGTGTGAATGTCGGTCTTTTGCCGTAACACGCAGTCGTGCCGCCAGCGCCCGCATCTTGTCTTGGTCGATCATCGTTTGCTCCGCGGCAGCTTCACTTTCGGCAGAAGTGCATCGTTCGCGGCCATTGTCATAGCCGAATGCAGTTCATGCGATGCGCGATAGAGAAGCATCATCTCGTAGGTCTGTTGCTCCGGCTGGATGCACTCTTGGCGTATCTGCCCGTTGACATCTCGGACAATCACCCAGATCGGCTGATTGCTCCAGCCCGGTCCTGCCGCTGGTTCAGCGAACGCGGTGATGACACGTTCGTCCTTACCGATTTTCAGTTTTTCAGACATTACGCACCTCCCTTATCGCTAGTGGGGGCGGTCCTAATGCACGCGAGCAGATAGCTCCATGCGTAGCCGATGCGCTTTCCGTCCCGCGTACCAGGCCATACGATCCCGAGCGCTTCGGCAACTTTTCGCCGTGCATCCCAATCACTGTCTGTCGGCGAAGCGGTCAAAGGCGAAATAATGTCAGCCGCTTCTCGTAAAGCAAACGCAACAGCCTCTCGATCTCGCGGCGTGTCATCGACATCATGAACGCGAACGCTACGCACACCGTCCGGTCCTTGCTCGATCGATACGCCATAAAATACGCTCGGCACCTTATCGAGTATGCTCACCACATTGCTAGGCGCCGAGCGATATGTGCATACCGAAGAAGGGGCGTTATCCATAGCAGCGTCCCAAATTTGGTCGAGAGTCTTCGGCCCGGCTTGATCGTGTTCGCCAACCTTCGCGCACTCCTCGATGATCGACTCCCTGTCGGGCGTGGTGCGGCGGGCGGCAGATGCGACCGCTCGGCAGAGATTAAGTACGTCATCTCGGCCGCCGTATGAGCGAGTTGCATCGCCATTCCCATCTATGCCAAGGATCTTGTGGAAGATCGCCAGTTCGATCAGGCGTTCGTCCGTCAGCATGTCATCGGTGATCTTCATGATTGGCCTCCATGCCGTTGTTTCTTCGCTTCATACGAGGCCCATGCCTTCACCGCCTCGTCGATAGCAGCCTCAGCATGTCCAGCTCGGACGAGCTCGTCGCGCACTTCGGAAAGTCGCGGCCGCACCATGCCGCGAGCAATGTTGACCATCGCCTTGAGCGCTGCGAACCCCTCATCGGTCATATCGGTGCTCATGCTTTGCTCCGGTTGAGGGCGTATAGCGGAATGTCGCCGTCTAAAGCGTCGCGATACATCACTCCGGTGTTGTGCTTCTTCATCATCTCGAAGTTGGCTTGTGTGGTGTATGCCACCGGCTCCCCGCACAGCTTCTCCAGCAATGCGGATTCGATGGCGGCGGCGAAAGCTTCCGCCCAGAGCGGCAGCAAGTCGTAGGGATTGGCAAAATGCTTGGAATACAGCGCTTTCACTTCCTCGCGCGACAAAATCGGCTCTTTCATGATGAGGCTCCGTCGTCGGCGATCTCGTACTCCCAATGCCCGTTGTCATGGGTCGCGAGAAAATCCTCTGCGACCAGTTCGGCGCATACGTCGTCGTAATCCTCGGGCCGCTTAACGCGAATCACGATGTAGTCGGGATATTTCATGATGAGGCTCCGGTGCGGGCGGCGACCCGGATCGCGAATACCTCAACCGGCTCCGATCCGAAGTGCGGGTGGGTGATCGTGCGCGTGACGAAGCCGCGCCACGGCAGTTCGAGCCGCCGAGACGTGTCGCTCGTCTTCGGGTAGCCCCGCGTCAGCACGATCCGGTCGTACGTCCGGTTGAGAAGCCGCTTCTGCCAGAACGGCGTCACGAGCCGGAACTCTTCGTCCTTCGTGCCGGCGGCGATCTGGTCGAAGTAGATGCCCTTTAGGGCGAGCGTGAGCGTGCGCATCACTGACCTCCTGCGCGGGCGGCGTCGATGGCGCGCCGAATCGCCACGAGCGTGTCGACGAACTCGCGCAGCGTCGGCTCCTGCCCGATCTCGCGGTGCTTGTCGGGGTGCCCCTCGGGCAGGTACGAGCGCAGGCCCCAGTACGGCGGCGACGTGACGATCGTCTGCACGCGCACGCCGTCGGCGATCATCGCGCGCATCAGGTCGCGGCAGTCGCCGCGGTGGGAGTGGTCGATCCAGTTCAAGGTCGCATCCTCTAAATCAGTAGATCAAGCCTCAATGGCAGAAAGAGGGGCGCTGTACTAGCCGCCGATAAGGACCGCCATGAAGTCAAATCGCTGCAAACTCGACGCCAAGTTCCTGCACTGCATGGCACTCGATACGCGTCACAAAATTGGCAAACTGCTCTTTCGTCATCTGGCTCGAGCCGACCGGAACCAGACCGCGCGGGCCTTCCTGCTTGGGCGCGTAGAGGTCGAGGTAGTGGGCGTACCAAGCTTCCTTGGCGAACCGCTTACCTTCCAGTTCGACTTGCTCCGCGATCTCGGTCAGAAGGGCCCAGAGAAGCCGGTTCTGCTCACCACTACGCTTCGCCTGGTATTCGTCAACCGTGACCATCAGAGGCTTTCCCGCTGCCGCCATGGGGCCAGCAAGCGACTTGATGTAGCTGACGAGTGCGTGACCGTGTTCAGGTGCACGGAGAACGAATACCTTGCTCATTTATTGACTCCCCAAGCTGATTCCCACAGTTCGTCCTTCTGCGCCTTCAGTTCTTTCGCGATGACTGCCGTTTCCCTGATCCCGGACAGAAGCATGGCAATGTCATCGATCAATTGAATCCGGTCATCGTCGTTCTGCAACGCGTGGCGCAGGGCATCGCAGGCGACCTGAACCTTGGCCTGTAAATGCGACATGGTGGTCTTGTACTCACCGTTCACCGTCGCGTATTGGCCTCGCGCCAGGATCACGGCAGGTTCGATTTCGGTCAGGTCCATCACGCAGCCTTCTTCAGTTCAGCCATGCGTTTGTTGAACGCTTGGCGTACTTCCTTCTGGGCTTCCACCGACAGTCCGTTCATGATCCCAACCAGTTCCTGGACCGTCTTGGCATCTTGGATCGCGATCTGAACGTCGGATGAGCTTGCTGGATTGTCGTCAGTCGGTTGTGTTGTGCCGTTCGTCCGCGATCCAGCGTTGCCGTCGTCATCGTCCTGATAGACACCAGTGATAGCGGCAAGACCGTAGCGGCGCGCATAGGTCATGGCCGATCCAAACCCCTGCGGATCAGGTTTCGGCAGCGGCATAACCAGCGTGTCCTCGATCCACTCGCCGGACTCGTGCATGAGACGCGTCGCCAGATGCAACTTTCCGTCGTCAGAATGGGAGGCCGTCTGGATGAACACGATCCCCGCCTCGTTCAGAGCCGGTTTCACCGCGTCCACGACCGATCCGAGGTCCGCGTACTTGTTCTTGAAGTGCGGGTTCGTCGCATCCTTCGATGCGAACGTGATCCCCTTCTGAGCCGCCAGCAGGGCTGCCGCAATCTTGCTGATGCTTTCGCTCGTTTTCATGCTTTTCTCGCTGTTCCTGAAACCAGAAAAGTTGCTCCTCGACTTCTTCCTGTTGTCGCCAGTCAGCGCCGTGTGTCATGTCTTACTCCGCTGCACTACCTGCTGAACATACGGAGCGTCATCCACTGGTAAAACCAGCCAGATCGCGAAGAAAACCGTCCAGCCGATTGCCATTTGGGTGATGGGGTGGCGGAAAATTTTGCGCATGTCATACCTCGTGAAACCCTAGAAATGCAGTAATGAGCCCGACCACCCCAACGACTACGGGGAAAAGTAAAAAACCGTTACTCAAGGAAAAAATGGCCGCCATCAATAGGGTTCCGGACACCAGTCCTAACCAGAATGCACTCGTCATACCGACCTCGCCAAAACGTCACCAAACTGAATCGTCACCGACACAACAATCAGTACACATGCAATAGCTGCAAGACCGGCATGAACACGGTCACAAGCCTTGTACAAATCGTTGTCGTCTACTACACGAACGCTGTTGAGAGGGGCGCGCATGTCAGTCCCCCATCGCGCCGTCGCCGGAGCATTCGCCGTTGCAATCCGCTTCGAAGCAGAACGAGCAGTACCTCGGCGGATCACGATCCACCCCCGCGATCGTCACGTGCCGCACCGCCGTCGGCGCAGCCTTGCGGCCGGCCTTGATGAGGGCGGCGTCGAGCATCGCGCGAGTGCCGCTCGGGATCTTCGCTTTTCCATCGTCGGCATCGGCAGCCAGCTTTTCGAGGACTTCGGCCATGTCCAGAGCCATCGTCATCAGCCGATAGGTGGAAAGTCGTTCGCGGTCCATAACGTAGCCGCCGAACTTGTCGCATTCGCTCTTGACGTACTTGAACGGGAATACCGAAATCGAATCGGCGCCGATCACGATCTTCCAGTCGGAAATCATCTTGTCGTCGGGCGTTTCGATGAGTTCCCATCGGCCCTCGATATGCTTGATCTCGCTCATGCTTCACCTCGCGCGCGGAGCATGGCGTCGGCGATCGCATATGACTGAGACACGATCTCGTCGACGACAAGACCCCACGTGTCGCGGTGAGCGCAGATACCCTGAATCGCCTTTGCCGCGAAGTAGTCGCGGACCGTCAGGCCTACTGCACGGTCTGCCGTCCCGTCGCCGAATTTGTATTCATGCGGAAACGCCGGGCCGCCGTCTTTGATCTCGCTCATGGTCTATCCTCGGTGTGGTGTGATTGCCCTCAGGGCGGGAGCGGGCGGTCAGTACGCTTCAGCTTCAGCGCGCGTGATGAAGAAATGGATCCCGTTCGTGCATTCAAGCCGAACGTCGTCGTTGTACGAATCCGGCCGCACGATTTCCCCCACGCGATAGACAGTCTTGTCGTCGTGCTGGCTGATGCCTTCGGTAGCCCCGAACAACTCCAGAACGCGAACAAACTCGGCGCGGTTTTTCCGGCCAACAGGAGTCGAATTCCGCTTCGCATCAGCCGGGATCTCCAGCTTGGCAATGACACCACCTTGGAGCTTCTTCCAGCCGATGAATGCGCCTTCTTCGGGGATGATCTGGAATACAAGGTTTTTAACGTCGCGCAGGTCCGCGCCGTACAGGTTCGCGTCGTACAGGTTCGCGCCGCGCAGGTTCGCGTCGCGCAGGTCCGCGCCGCGCAGGTCCGCGCCGTACAGGTTCGCGCCGCGCAGGTTCGCGCCGCGCAGGTCCGCGCCGTACAGGTTCGCGTCGCGCAGGTCCGCGCCGCGCAGGTTCGCGCCGCGCAGGTCCGCGCCGTACAGGTTCGCGTCGCGCAGGTCCGCGTCGCGCAGGTCCGCGTCGTACAGGTTCGCGCCGCGCAGGTTCGCGCCGCGCAGGTCCGCGCCGTACAGGTTCGCGTCGCGCAGGTCCGCGTCGCGCAGGTCCGCGTCGTACAGGTTCGCGCCGCGCAGGTTCGCGCCGCGCAGGTCCGCGCCGTACAGGTTCGCGTCGTACAGGTTCGCGCCGCGCAGGTTCGCGTCGTACAGGTTCGCGCCGCGCAGGTCCGCGCCGTACAGGTCCGCGCGGGCTTCTACGGCTGCCTTCAAAGCGATTTCGATACCGTTCACATCAGCGCTATGAGCAAACAGAACTGCGCCGGTAATCCAATGTTTGATCTCAACCTTCATGTCATCCTCTATCGTCGTGTTTGGTTGGTCAGTGCCGGTGGTGCTCGTCGTTCTCGATGTTCTTCATGGCGCCGCGGATTCGGTCGATGACCTCGTAGATGATCCCCACCACGAACAGCGATCCAAGCGCGAGAAGCACGATCTTTACGAAGGTCTGCATGTCAACCCCAAATCATCCGTTTGTCTTGCCAGTCAATCTCTTCAGTGCGCACATGGATACGATGTCCATCCCGGCATACGTACTCAGTCAGCATTAGGACTGCATACTGAAGGTAGAAGAATGAGGTCACGTAGCCAGTTTTCATTTCAGCGCTCGTCGTAATCGATGGCCGCAGCCAGTTCCAGGTCAGTCTCGGTGCAGCACGCCGTTTCCCGAGCGCTGAACACGACACGCTGTTCGCGTTGGATGCCCATGATCTCGATCGCAGCTTCATGCGAGCTGAACTCACCGAGCCAGCGCGATCCGGCGTACATCGTGCCGTTCACAATCGAAAGGTTCTGATACCAGTCCATGTCACACCTCTTCTTGAAACATGCCGACAGCCGCAGCGATTGCCTTCGACAACTCGTCGTAACAGCAGTCGCAGCGCCCGATGAACTCGGCGACAAACCGGCGGCAGCGCTCATCGAGCGATTCGGCCGGATCAGCAACGAACCGCTTTGCGAAGCCAGCGAGGTCATGCTCAGCCTCTGCCATGCCAGTCTCGTAGCCAGCGTCGAAATTGCGATCGTCGCGTTCGCCTTGAGCCTGCATTCGTGCGTCCCGATACTCGACGCCGCTCATGGTTTGGGAGAGCGTGGACATGTCAGCTCCGACCCATCCCGCCCGAAGCCGCACCACGACCTCCGCGCGCTCCGACCGAACCCGAGCTACCGCTATGACCACCCACTGCTTGGTGATCCTGCGTATTCCAGACTCCACCCACTCCGATCGTCGTGACCGGTTGGCTCGTACACGCCACCAGGGCGATCAGGATCATTGCGGCTGCGTATTTCATGGCTGGCTCCTCGGTTGGTTTCTTCTTTGCCAACGAGGGATTCAGGGGAGGGGGCAACAGGTGCTATCCTTCGCGAACCGGGCCTGAGAAACCCGGCTGCGGCCACTCAGCCGCTTAAGGTGAAGTGACCCAAAGGCGCCGTATTGATAACCGTCGAGCCGGGTTACCAGCGCAAGCTGTCGATACGACTACCAGAGGCAAATGGAGCCGCCTTGTGTTTAGGAATTCCGTTGACCACTCAACGGAACCATCCGACGCACAAGCGCGAGGACCGATCCTAGGAAGCGACTCGCAAAGCGCCCGGCACGGCGCTATACAAATGCCAACTCTAACCAGTTGGCAGGCCTGCCAGCAGAAACAGGGCTAACGCCATGTTCGAGCTGACAATCAAACTGAAGTTGAGCTACAAGCAGTTGCATGCGCTGATCGCACTGCTCATGCTCTTCCTCAGCTAAGTAGGCCCCCGCTTCCGAAAGGGAGCGGGCTTTCGCCCTGCACCCCCTCTCCTGAATCCCAAGTTGTCAAAGAACGTCCAGCTTTCGCTGGGTCACGTCTGTCGTGACGTTGAATAAACTATAGCAACGCTTTAGTCTTCACGCAATAGCGATGCTATAGAAAATTGTAACAGGGGAGGAGAAACAAAAAGGCCGCTCGGTGGCGGCCTGGGATATGGGGAGGATGGAGGGTCAGTAAGACGTGCAGTTCGTGAAGACGCCTTGCTGCTGACAAGTGGTATGGACTGGTGGGGGCGCGTAGTAACGCGGGCCTGATTGCTGGAGGAAGAGGGCGCTCATGCCCATAAGCGCCATAGCGTTTGCCTGCTGCGCTTGCCGCGCTTCTGCCTCCGCTTGCTTCCTGGCGTAGTAGTTGGCTGCTATGGCCTTCGCCTGCTCCCAATCGCACGCGGCCCCGCGCGCATGGAGTTCATTTTCGGCGGCGTTTAAGACGGCCATAGGCGGCGCCATTAGGGTAATGGCGCATAGGTTCGGCGTCGAATCTTCTTTGGCGCGAGCTGCGAGTTGTTCTGGTGTGTATTGCGTGGCGCATCCGGCAACGCCGACTGCAACTAATATGATGATTCCCCGCTTCATCTCATTTTCCCCTACAGGATGGCTCCTTAGGTTTGGCCGCCTGAGTTATAACGCCCAAGCATGAATGCACATATTCCAACTGGGCTTTGAATTCGCAAGATTCGCAGGGAGGCGGCATCCCTGTCGATCGTACGGTCTTCAATATTGCTGCTGGCCTTTTAGGCATTTTTAGAATCTCCCCCATCGATGTCTCCTCGCTATCTCCGTATGTTTGAGCAAACGACCTACAGGTGAGCAAATTTATAGACAGCTTCTTACGGGTTTCTTACCCGCGCTTTGATTTACGGGTTGTTTCTGCTGAGGGCTTTCCCTTGTTTATGCCACGGGCTAGGTCGATGGCCGATCGCACGCCCCGATGCATATTGGATCTAGCTTCGGGCCCCATCAAATCCGTATCTATCATCAGACTTATAAGCTCCCAAGTCTCGCGAGATACGTTTGAAAGGTTGTGCCCGACAAGTCTATGCCCGGCGCCCTCCGCCAATTTGGTAAATAGAGTAGAAGATTGGCTACTTTTCTGAGTTATGCCCTGCTGCGGTGCTTTCAGCGTGTCGGCCGCTTCCTGAGTTTCCTGGGCCAACCGAGGGCTTATCTCTTCCAGTGAGCAGCCGAACCCCTGCGCGTAGATCCTGGCGTGCGTGAGGTTCATGGGACGCCGCCCCGTTATGTGCTGATAGATCATGGCTTGGCCGCCCGGGAAATCATGATCCCGAGCGAATTTCGCCCGGTCGACGCCCTCAAAGCGCGCCGCGAGCGCCTCAGCCTCTTCGTGTTTAGTCCACATTTTCATGTAGCAATGCTAGGGCTGCGGTCCAATAGCATGGCTTGCTTTTCGGATGTAGCGTTGCTATAGTGAAGCTCATGGATATCTTGACCTACCTCGACACCAAGCAGCTCACTCGATCCGCATTCGCGAGTTCCTTGGGCGTAAGCCCGGGTCTTGTGTATCAGTGGCTCAACGGACTGCGCCCAATTGCGCCAGGGCAGTGTGTTGCGATCGAGCGCCTTACACAAGGCGCTATCACGCGTCGCGATCTTCGCTCCGACTGGCGCGAAATCTGGCCCGAGCTGGCAGAAGAGAAGGTCTAAGCGTTTCATTTTTTCGTAAGGCGTCGTGAGGACGCCTTAAATTTCGTCCCACATCAACCGGTTATTCAACTGAGTATTCGATGAAATTTTTCTAAGAAGGGCAGAAAAATGAACAACTTACCGCTGCTGGGAGGCGCGGTTAATGGGCCTAGCTTCTTGCCCGTTGACGAAGTAGCGAAATGCCGGACGTTCCGCGAAATCGTGCGCCTGTCGTGGGCGCATCGGCGGGTGAAGGGCATGACGCAAAGGACGTTGGCCGAGTTGATCGGCTGCTACCCGTCCCATGTATCGGATTACCTGCAGGCAGACGACAAGCCGACGCGCCGGGATCTCCCAGCTCAACGTCTGGGTGAATGGGCGTCCGCGGTAGGGAATTGGGGCGTACAGCAGTGGCTCAACCGTCAGGCCAACTTGACGATCATGGAAGAAGTCATCGCGCAGAGGGCGGCATGAACTGCAAACCTGGTGATCTGGCGATCGTGATCAGGCCCGATGTGCCAGCGGATATCGGAACGATCATCGAAGTTCTCGCTGATTCATTCGTGGATGAGGATGGCGATCATCAATGGTTGACTCGCTGGCCTCAACCGACTTTTGGTTTCCATAGCTGGACGGGCGCGCAAGTGAGCGTAAGGGATTGCTATATCCCGGACGCGTGGCTTCGTCCCGTCTCTGGCCTCCCGATCACCGACGACGTAACCGATGAGGTCAGCGTATGAGCGATCGATTCCGCGACTACGTGACGAGCACGGCATTTTCTCTGACGCTCTCGCGTCGGCAAGTCGAAGCACTTTGTCAGCTTGACCAGATGGGCTGGTGCCACGGCTATCTGCATACCGCAAACGCTCTGATCGGGAAAGGCTTGTGTGAGCGTGCCGAGGATGACGGGCGGCTCGTGTTTCGGCTGACGGAAGCGGGGCGCGCGGTAATCCCAATGCTCAAGCTGGCTGGCCTGTACGAGAAATTCCAATTTGATCGGGAGGCTGTATGACACCCCTTCTCGGAGCATTCATAGCCTGGAGCGCCCTGTTTGTTGGGCTGCTCGGGTTACTTGGCTGGTTGCTGCGGAAGTAAGGATCGTCAATGGACTGGTGTCGCCTTTATAGCGAGATGCTAAACGATCCGAAAGTCGGGACGCTCTCGGACGCTCAGTTTCGTACGTGGATTGAGTTGTTGATGGTTGCAACTGCAGCCGAGGATGACGGCAATACAAAGCTGACCGAAGCAAGCATTGACTGGGCGCTACGCCGTAACGCTTCAGTAACGTTACACGAGTTGTTACAGCGTGAGCTTGTAGCGTTAAATGACCGCGGCGAGATCGTCATCAACGCATGGGGCGACCGCCAGAAGAAAAGCGACTCCAGCACAAGTCGCGTTGCGAAATTTCGCGAAAAACAAAGACTTAGCAGTGCTGACGAGCAAGTAACGTTACAGAAACGTTCCGGTAACGGCCTAGAGAAGAGAAGAGAAGAGAAGATTAGAGAACTTAGTGGTACTTCAAGCTCAGTAGCACGCGCTTCGCGCTTGCCCAAGGACTGGTATCCCTCAGACGAGGAAGCGACGTTCTGCAGGACCGAACGGCCAGACCTGAACGTGCAGCAAGTCGCGAACGAGTTCCGGGATTACTGGACTGCCAGACCCGGGAAGGACGGCACGAAGCTTGATTGGACCGCCACGTGGCGGAACTGGGTGAGGCGACAGCGAGCGCAGAGCGGCAGAAGTACGCCGGCCAGCTTCCAGGATCGCAACGACGCAACGATCGCGGCATTGACGGGGAGGGATCGAAGCTATGAACCAGATGACCGAATCATCGACGTATGAACGGCCTGAGCGTCCGGACTGGCCTCTCAACGCTCTGCCGAAGCATTGGATCGAAGCCCTGTTCGCGAAGATGAGCGCGTTCTACGGATCGAAGTTCGCGGCGATGTGGAGCGGCGCAAAGCCGGAAGAGGTGCAGAAGGCGTGGGCGATCGAGCTGGCGAAATTGTCGCGGGAACAACTCAAGGCGGGGAGCGACAACCTAACGGATCTTCCTAAACCGCCGTCCCTTCCGGAGTTTGTTGCTCACTGCCGACAGGCTCGCTTCGATGCTTCGGCGATGCAGCGCCCGAAGCTTACGGACCAACGCGAATGCTCGCCGGAAGTTGTCAGCGAGAACATAGGAAAAATCAAGGCCATTGTTGGCGGCCTCACCGCAAAGAAGGTGGTGGAATGAACCTGCGCGAAATTACCCAATACCTCCAAAATTCGCCTCATGGCGCGACGTGCCTCCGGATCGCAAAGGATTTGGACTGTGATCCGCAAGAGCTTGAGGTCGGAATGATGAGCCTCTACCGCCAGCATCGGGTCTACCCGCTCCAGCGAGGAAAGCTCGTCATTGACTCGGTATGGGCCGTCCAGAGGAAGCCCCACATCGCCGTCTTTCGCGCCAACGAGATCCTCGAAGCATTCCAGGCCGCAGCAATGGCGAAGCTTCTCGAAGCCAACGGAGTGACGGCATGAGCAAACCGCGAGTTTGGGAGGACCGGCTTGTCATGGTTCTCCGCGAAATCGGCCCGATGACCGCCGAAGAAATCGCCGCGGAGCTCGGGATTCTGCGAACGAACGTCGACACGATCCTACGCCGGATGAAGAAGCCTGACCGTGCGCGCCGCGTCTACGTGAAGGAATGGCTTGTCGCTCCCGAGGTTCGAATCTGCACGCGGGTATTGGCTGCGGGCAACAAGAAAGACGCGCCGAAGCCAGTCTATTCGAAGCGAGCCGCCGATACCCGATACGCCGAGAAACTCAAGGCGCAAAAGGAAATGAAGGCGAAGCTATTCGAGGTAGCTGGCAATCCATTTTCCACCCTTATCGCTCAGGTGACGCAATGAACAAGGCGCCCGCATTCCATTCCCGTCTGCGCGAGCTTCGCAGGGAACGACACATGAGCCAATCGGCCTTCGCCGCGGAATGCCGGCTGTCGTCGGAATACGTTTCGATGTTGGAGCGAGATCTTCGAGTCCCGGGCTATTGGACGCTGCTGGAAACCGCCCGGTTCTTCGGCGTCAGTCTCGACTATCTCGCGGGCCTGACCGACAAGCGGGAGGCTGCATGATCGAGCGCGCGCTTAAGGCGAAGAAGTGTCGGCAGTGCGGAGTCGTCTTCACGCCGATGCGTTCGATGCAGAAGGTGTGCTCGCCCGGATGTGCGATGGCGCTGGCCGAGAAGGAAAAGGCGCGCAAGGCCGCCCGGGCGCAGCGCGAGGAAAGGAAGTCGTTGCGGGAAGCACTAGAGAAAGCGAAGACGCGCGGCACGCACCTCCGGGAGTTGCAGGCGGCGTTCAACGCGTGGATTCGCGCGCGCGATGCAGGGCAACCCTGCATTTCGTGCGGGCGGTATCACCAAGGCCAGAACCACGCGGGCCATTACCGCTCGGTCGGATCGGAGCCGGCGCTCAGGTTCGAGCCCGACAACGTGCACCTACAGTGTCAACCATGTAACACGCATCTGTCTGGGAATTTGATTCCGTACCGGATCAACCTGATCCGCAAGATCGGACTGGAGCGCGTCGAATGGCTCGAAGGGAAGCACGAGCCGCAGAAGTTGACGATCGCTGAGATTCAAGAGCGAAAGGCTTTTTACCGCGCCGAGGTCCGGCGCATGAAAAAGGAGGCAGCATAATGGGCATCGATGAACTGAAGGTAATTATTCAAGCGCTGGCCGGATTAGCCGACGGAGCAAAAGAGGGATTCATATGGTGGATGGTGATCGAGGGCGCGCTCCCGAAGCTATTGTTAGCTTTATTCGGGGCAGGTGTCCTTGGCACCGGCATCTATGTCGCGAAACTCTTGGTGAGGCATGCAGCATCGGCCAATAACGCAGAGTCTGCAATCCGGCAAATTTCAAAAATTGTCGGCACCGATATTTACGGTAGTTGCTGGATGTCCGCCTCTGAAGTCGCGCGAGTTGTAGATGCGGTATCGAAACTCGCGCAGGGAAAGGCGGTCGCGAAATGAAATACGACCAACACGAGAACTGCGCTAAGTGCGGGTATCCGGGGAAGACGGTGGAATATCGCTCCGAACCATGGCGATACCCGCAGTCTCCCTACCTGGTGGTCAAAGAAGAACTTTGCCTGACTTGCACACGCTGCGGATGGGAGTGGTTCCGCGACTGTCTGGATAAGGAGGAAGCGAATGGATGATAACCAGACGCTGGACGAGTTCGCTCAGTCGTGGGCAGCATGGCACCGATCCCGGCGCCTGTTTGCGCCGCTCATCCCGCAGAACATCCTAGCCAGGATGAGGCCGCAACCGGTACGGGAGGTTCCTGACGCGATCCTCAGCGTCGATCTGAGCTACTTCAACCTTGCATTGCTTGGCCTACCCGAGAGCCGGGGAAAGCTGGCTTTCTACCTCTTTTACCTGCATGAAGTCAGGCCGGTGAAAGTGGCAGCGAGCGAACTGGGCATGACGACGCAGGGGTTCTACAAGGCAGTCCGGACGACACGGGGAGAGGCTTACCGCGGGTATAGACGCATGATGTCGGGTGGAAACCAAAAAGTTTCCGATTTGGAAGTTTCCATAATTGGCGTTCCGAGCCATACTTTGTGAAAGTCTGAATCAGTGCCCCCAAGCCCGCCAAGCGCGGGCTTTTTCATTGGAGAGTCGGATGGCAACGCGTAAAGCGAAGGTGGCTGCGCCGTCCGAACCCGTGGAACGTTGTGAAACGTGCCGCTTCTACAGGGCAGACAGCGAAGCTGAGTATTGCCGACGCAATCCGCCAAGCGTGACAATCGAGATGTCTGAGGGCGAGATCGTGAGTATTTTCCCATCCACCGCGAAAGACAACTGGTGCGGCGAATGGAAGCCTACGCTGAACTCGTAGCGCTCAAGCAGTGGGCTACGCCGCGGCAGATCGAATACATCGACGCCATCGAGCGCCACAATGGGAACGTCAGTGCGGCAGCGAAGGAGCTGAACGTCGCTCGCGGCACGATTGCGAACCTCCTAGAGGGGCTGAAAAGGCGTGCTGCGCGTATGGGGTATAGCCCGGCGCACGACATGACGCATGCGGTTCCAGACGGCTTCCATGTGAAGGGCGTCAGCACCTACTACAACGCCGAAGGCAAGCCTGCCGGGCAGTGGGTCAAGAGCAGCATCGACCACGAAAAGCAGTTGGAGATCATTCGCGAAACGATCTCCGAGCTTTGTACATCTTTTCCGCGCTGTTCACCGATTGCATACAGCGGCGGAGAAATGAACGCCCTGTGCAATCTGGTGGTGTTCACGGACTACCACCTTGGAATGCTCGCATGGCATAAGGAAGGCGGGGCCGATTGGGATCTGAAGATCGCGGAGCGATTGCTGGTGTCGAGCTTCCTGCATATGGTGCAGGCGGCGCCGAAGGCAGGGAAGTGCGTTCTGGCGATCCAAGGCGACTTCCTGCACACGGATGGATTGCTGCCGGTCACGCCGGCACATAAGAACGTCCTTGATGCAGACAGCCGCTACAGCAAGATCGTGGCCTCGGCCATTCGAGTGATCCGGCATCTGGTCGATTACGCGCTTGAACGGCATGCGGAAGTGCACCTCATCCTGTGCGAAGGGAATCACGACGAGGCTGGCTCGATCTGGCTGCGACAGATGTTCGGTGCGCTATACGAGAACGAGCCGCGGCTGACGGTGAACGACTCGGAGCTTCCGTTCTACGTTCACCAGCATGGCGATGTGATGTTGTGCTTCCACCACGGGCATAAGGTGAAGAATGAGGCGCTCCCAATGCTCTTTGCGGCGCAATATCCGAAGATCTGGGGCGCGACGGCAAAGCGTTACTGCCATACGGGCCATCGCCATCACGTTGATGAGAAGGAATATTCCGGCATCGTGGTTGTCCAGCACCCGACTTTGGCAGCTCGCGACGCTTATGCAGCACGCGGCGGATGGATTTCGGAGCGGGCGGCGCAGGTAATCACGTATCACTCAAAGTTCGGTCAGGTCGCGCGCAACTACGTGGCTCCGGAGATGTTCGAATGATTCGCGGGGCGCACAAGCCGCATATCTGGGCTAACGGATCGGCTGGATGGATCTGCAACATGCGCGGGATCGACGGGATAGGGGTCGGGAGTACTCCTAATAAGTCATACAATGACTGGGAGAAGCACTGTTACAAGCCGCAGATAGGGCGGTCGTTTCGGTAGTGGTTTCACGCATGGCATTTGCGACAGAGGATCGCTGTAGGCCCGGGACTTAGTTAGCAGATCCTTCCCGAGGGCTTGGCAAATGTCAGTCGTGAGAGCACAACCAACACCTAGACGCCATCCGCGATTCACATTGCTAGGCTGATGGGCGGCTCTCGGGAGGCGCAATCCTTAACTGCGATGACGGGCGGAGAAAATTAGCGTGCCGCCGCCTGGCCGGCGTAACCGGCCCTTTCACGCATGGCGAGCGACTTGGCGGAATTGGTAGACGCTGAAAGTCGAAAGGCAAAGCTAGACGGCGCAGGCCGGAGGACTAGCGTAATGCTGAGTTCGAATCCAGCAGTCAATCGCCAGCCGTGAGAGCGAATGCGCAGGCTGATGCGCGAAAGCGTTGTAAAAGGCGGAAAGCTCGGCCGCCCATGAATCCGAGGAGTTAGGGGTGCAACGCGGAATCCCCTCGAAAGCCGGAGATCAGCACCGGCCGCTCTCAACCTGTTTCATCGTTGTCCTCCTCTACGTCACCCCCTGACGTTTGGCCGCCTGGTGCGGCCTTTTTCTTTTCTGGAGTCTGGAATGGCAAAGCTCACCACTGCGCAGCGCAAAGCGATGTCCGCAAAGGAATTCGCTGGCGGCAAGCCGAAGGGTGACGCTACTGGCCGCTTTCCGCTGAACGACAGGGCGCACATCAAGGCGGCCGAGTCCTACGAGCGCTACGCGACGCCGGCAGAAAAGAAAAAGATCGATGCGGCAGCGAACAAGGCATTCCCGAATCGGGGTGAACGGACGGAGACGCACAAAGCAACGCGTCATCCGCAGAGTCACGCCGAATGGGAAAACATGGGGAAGGACTGATGTTGCGGCTGCTGGTGTGGATCGCCGTTCATATCGCGCGGTGGATCTTCGGCCTCGCAATCATCGCAATCGTCGATGTGACGTTTGCTTCTGTCCTGAAGGAATGGACATCGGGCTTTCTCTACGGAGTTTGGGGCATTTGGACTGCCTGCTGCATTTTGTGCGCGGCATTGAAATGCGATCGTAAGTAACTGGCAATTGGAGCGCTACCCCGAAAGGGATGCGGCGAAGAATGTCTAAGAACAGACAGGAAACAGACAAGCCAAAGCGGCCCGCGCCTAAAACGGCGTTCAAGAAGGGCGTCTCGGGGAATCCCGGAGGACGGCCGAAGCGTACGGCCGAAGAGCTTGATCTGATCGCGGCATGTAAAGACCGGACGCCGGCGGCACTCGCTGTTATTGAGTCGATCATGATGGAAGGCGAGAACGAGCGCAATCGGCTCGCGGCTGCGCAGGCAATCATCGACCGTGGCTACGGCAAAGCTCCCGAGAAGGTCGAGCACACGGGTAAGGGGGGCGGTCCGATTCAGCACACATTCAAGCTCACGCCGCTGATTGCATGAGCGAAGTATCGATTGCTCTGCCGGAAAAGCTGATCCCGGTGTTCGAGGGTGAGGCCGACGTACGGGGGGCAAAGGGGGGGCGCGGGAGCGCCAAGACGCGATCGTTCGCCAAGATGGCAGCAGTGCAAGGGCAGCGTTTCGGAGAGGCTGGGATTGGCGGCCAGATTCTCTGCGGACGGCAGTACATGAATTCTCTGGAAGACTCATCGCTCGAAGAGTGCAAGCGGGCGATCGAGGAAGAGCCGGCGCTGAGTGATTACTACGAGCTTGGCGACAAATACATCAAGAGCCGCGACGGACGTATCTGGTTCTCGTTCGCTGGCCTGGATCGAAGCATCGCCAGCATCAAGTCGAAGGGACGCATTCTGCTTTGCTGGGTTGATGAGGCCGAGCCCGTCACTGAGGAAGCGTGGACGACGTTGATTCCGACGCTGCGCGAAGAAGGCGAAGGCTGGAACGCTGAACTCTGGGTGACGTGGAACCCGAAACGCAAGACGGCTCCGGTGGAGCGGAGATTCCCGGTCAATTGCAGCGATCCGCGGATCAAGGTCGTTGAACTCAACTGGCGAGATAACCCGCGCTTCCCGGCGAAGCTGGAGCGTGACCGTCAGCGTGATCTCGAAGAGCGTCCGGAGCAATACGACCACATCTGGGAAGGCGGCTTCGTCACCGCGCTTGAGGGTGCTTATTACGCGAAGCATCTGCTGAAAGCGAAGGAAGACGGTCGCATCGGGTTCTTCCCCGCCGATCCGCTGATGACGATTCGCCTGATGTGCGACATCGGCGGCACGGGTGCTAAGGCCGACGCATTCGCCATCTGGGCGATGCAGTTCATCGGCCGCGAGATTCGCGTCGTGAACTACTACGAGGCTGTGGGGCAGCCGATTGACGCACACATTGCCTGGTGTCGTGCTCAGGGCTACGAGCCGAGCCGGGCGCAATTCTGGCTCCCTCATGACGGCGATACGCAAGACAAGGTGTACGACGTTTCGTACAAGTCTGCGTTGGTAAAAGCCGGATACAGCGTAACGGTTGTACCGAACCAAGGACCCGGCGCTGCGATGGCTCGCGTTGATCGCGCTCGGGTGCTGTTTCCGCAGATCAGGTTCAACGAGATGACGACCGAAGCTGGTCGAGCTGCACTTGGTTGGTATCACGAGAAGCGGGACGAGGAACGAGGAATCGGCCTCGGTCCTGAGCATGACTGGTCATCGCATGGTGCAGATGCATTCGGCCTCGGCTGCGTGGTTTGGAAGGAGCCGCAGGAGATGAAACCTATTCAGTACGGGCGCCTTGGAATCGTTTGACGCCTATTTGATCCATTGGAAATGACCATCAAATGAGCATTGCAACGGAAGCGCGAGTTACCGAACTGGAGCGTCGCTTGATTGAAATGGAGCAGGCGCTTGCTGCGGCCATCAATCGCATTCTCGCTATCGAGCAGCGAAGCAAGCCGGGCCCGAAACCGAAGGATAGCAATGCCTAACGACAAGCGCGGCATGACAGACGAAGAACTTCTAGCGCTCATCGGGCAATACGAAAAGTCGGCGCTCGGCTCGTCTGTCTCGGTTGGCCCGTCTGTTGGCGGCAGCATCAAGCCCGCAGCTCAGGCGATGACAACGCTGGAGATCGATCGCTACAACGCACTCAACGCCTACTTCGCTCGCCCGCTTGGCAACGAGGTGGAGGATCGCAGCCAGATCGTTCTTCCCGAGCTTCGCGATACGGTCGAATGGATCATGCCGCAGCTCATGCGAATGTTCGCCGCTGGCAAGCCGTGCCAGTTCGACCCTGAGAATCCGGACGACGACGACCAGGCGGAGATCGAAACGGAAGTCGTGAACCACGTGTTCATGAAGCAGAATCCGGGCTTCTTCATCCTGCACGACTTCTTCAAAGACGCGCTGCTGCTGCGCAATGGCTACATCAACACGTATTGGCTGAAGGAACGGAAGTCATCGGTCGAGCGCTATTCCGGGCTGGGTGAGATCGAAGTCGCCAAGATGATGCAGGACGCTCAGTCCGCGGGCGACGAGATCGAGATCCTTGAGCAGAAGGAGTCGCAGCAGATCATCTTTGCGCCTGATGGCACACCGCAGCCCTCGGTCGTTTTCGACATCAATCTTCGCCGCACGCGCAAAGTCGGCCGAATCTGCGTCGAATGCGTGCCCCCGGAAGAGATGCGCATCTCGCCGGAAGCGCGCCATGGTCTGGATGAATCGCCCTTTGCAGAACACGAACGCAAGGTTCCGCGCTCCGACCTGATCGAGATGGGCTTCGACCTGGCCGAAGTGGCACGCATCGAGAAGTCGCAGCCTGACTGGCTTGATTTGATCGCATTGGCTCGGAATGAAGTCACGGACCAGTTGAGCGAGGACGAGCCGACCGACCCGGCGAGCCAGCTTGTGACGCTGCGCACGGTCTTCATCCGCGTGGATTACGACGGCGACGGGATTGCCGAGCTTCGCCGCGTGATGGTTGGCGGCGACAAAATCCTCGACAACGATGAAGTAGAAGAGGTGAGCTATTCGTACTGCTCGCCCATCCGCATGCCGCACCGTCACGTCGGGATCAGCTACTACGATCTGCTGTATGACCTACAAGTCATCAAGACGACGCTGTTCCGTCAGGCTCTCGACAACCTGTATCTGACTAACAACCAAGGTTACGCGGTCGATTGGCAGAACGTGAACATGAGCGACATGGTCACGTCGCGTCCGGGCCGGATTGTGCGCACAACGGGCGCGCCGGCGAACTCTATCCTGCCACTCACCACGCCGTCGAACATGATGAGCCAGATCGTCCCGGCGCTCGAATACTGCGATCTCCAGCGCGAGATGCGCACGGGCATCGGCAAGGACACGATGGGCGTCGATGCGGACGCATTGCAGGACGTGACGAAGGGCGGCCAGCTTGCCGCCATGTCTGCTGCGGCGATGAAGGTCGAGCTTGTGGCCCGTCTACTGGCTGAAGGCGTTAAGGAAGTATTCAGCAAGATCCACCGCCTGCTCATGCGCCATCAGGACAAGACGATGACGCTCAAGCTCACCAATCGATGGGTCGATGTGAACCCGGGCGAATGGCGTGAGCGGACGCAGATCAGCGTGAACGTGGGTCTTGGCTCGGGAAATCGCGAGGAAGCACGCGCAAACATCATGCTGCTCGGCCAAGCGCAAGCCCAAATTGCACCGTTCGGGCTGGTCGGGCCGAAGCAAGCCTACGAGACGTTCAAGGAAATGGCTCGGCTGTTAGGGAAAGAGAATCCGACGCTCTATGCGATGGATCCCGACTCGCAGGAATACCAGCAGATGATGGCGCAGAAGGCTCAACAGCCGCCGCAAGACCCGCGGCTTGGCGCTGCGCAGATCAAGGCAGAGTCGGACAAACAGATCGCCGGCATTCGCCTGCAAACCGAGCAGATCAAAGCCGACAGCGAGCGTGCACAGGCTCAGGCCGAACTCCTGCATGGCGCGCAACAGGGCCAGCAAGATCGCGACCTGCAAGCCGCGCAGATTAATTCGCAGGAGTGGCAAACGGCGCTCAAGGTCATCGGCCAGATCGTCGCCAGCCAACTCAAACAGGACGCAATGGCGGACGCCGGCGCGATGGTCAATAAGGATATGAGCGAGGTGCAGCGTGGCTCCTGAAGAAGAAATCGTCCGCGGTGGCCGCGCTGCCGAATTGCTCGATTCCGCCATCTTCAAAGAGGCGAAACAGCACGTCCTCGACACGCTGACTGCGCAGATGCGTAAGGTTCCGATGTCGGATCAAACGATGCACACACGGCTGATCATCGCGTTGCAGTGCTGGGATGCCTTCGAGCGCTTCTTCGAGCAGCTCAAGCAAACGGGCGAGATGGCCCAGATCCAGTTGGCGCAGGAAGAACAGAAGCGTAAGTGGTATCAGCTCAACCGATAACGAACCGCATCACCAACACAAGCCACCTTCGGGTGGCTTTTTTATTTGAGGCGAGAAAATGAGCGATGTTGTAGGGACTACCCAAGAACTGGGCGCCCCGGCCGGTCAGGAAGCACAGTTTCAGAGCTTCTGGGACAACCCGGGCGCGGTTGAAGCAGAACGGCCGCGCAATGAAGATGCGCAGAATGCTCCTGTAGCCGAAGAGCAGCAAGAACAGGCTGCCGATCCCGATGCTGTAGCCCATCAGCAGCAAGCGGAAGAAACCGATGACACGCCTCAATACGCCAGCCTCACCGACCTCCTGACGGCTCACAAGATCGATCCCGAGTCGGTCATGGGCCTGCACGTCACGACGAAGATCGATGGCGTCGAAACCCAAGTTCCGCTCTCGGATGTGATCAAGAGCTACCAGCTCGAAGGCCACGTCAACAACAAGAGCATCGAGCTTTCGAACCAGAAAACCGCGTTCGAACAAGCGCAGCAACAGTGGCAGCAAGCCAATCAGCAACAGATCCAGATGCATCAGACGATGGCTCAAGCGGCCCTCCAGATGCTCAACCATGACTACCAGAAGGTCGATTGGAACACACTCCGGATGCAGAACCCGGCGGAATTCGCAGCCCTTCAAGCTGAATTCCAGCAGCGTCAAGGACAGATCGGTCAGTTCGTTCAGCAAGTGCAGGCGATGGCGGCCCAAGAGGCCGAACAGCAGCAAAACGCGCTGCGCCAGTCGCTCACGAAAGAGAACGAACTCCTCCTGAATGCACGCCCTGAGTGGCGTAACGCGGATGCCTTCAATAAGGCGCGCGACAGCATGAAGCAGTACGCCCGCAGTCTGGGGTTCCAAGACGCCGAGCTTAACTCGATCTATGACCACCGCTACATGCTGATCCTCAGCGACGCGGCGTCGTACCGAGCGCTCCAAGCGTCGGCACCTCAAGCACTGAAGCAGGTTCGGCAAGCGCCTCCGATGGCGAAACCGGGATCTCGGGTCGATGTGAACCCCCAAGAGGCCAAGAAGCAGCAAGCACTTGACCGCATGAAACGGAATCCCCGCGACATCGACGCCCAAGCAGCGGCGTTTGACATCTTCGCGAACCAGTAATCGGAGATAAAAATGGCAGTCCCGTCGAATACCTATCAGACGTATCAGCAGACCAACATTCGAGAAGACCTCTCGAACCTCATTTTCAACGTCGATCCGTTCAAGACGCCGATCCTGAACATGACGAAGAAGAACAAGGCCACGCAGCGCAACCACGAATGGGATACGGATTCGCTGGCCGCCCAAAACCTGTCGAATGCGCAGGTTGAAGGTGACGATCCGACCTCCCAAGTCCTCAGCCCGACTGCACGTATGGGCAACTACGTGCAAACGTCGAACAAGGTCGTACAGCTCTCGGGACTGTCGCAAGCGGTCGTCGCTGCGGGCGGCTCGAACAAGATGGGCTACCAGCTCCTGAAGAAGTCCAAGGAACTGAAGCGTGATATGGAGGGTATCCTCACCTACAACCACGCGAAAGCCATCGGCAACTCGACCACAGCATCGACGCTCGGCGGCCTGCCGTGCTGGCTATACACGAACACGGTGTTCCAGACTGGCGGCACGCCGGCAGGTGCAAACCCGTCGCTGAACGCCAACGGCTGGACCGACGGTTCGAGCACGCGCACGTACAACAGCACGACGACGGCGCTCACCGAAGCGATGATGAAGAACGTCCTCCAGTTGATCTACAAGAACTCGGGCGAATCGCCGGAATACGCTGTCGTGTCGCCGGCCAACAAGCAGAACATCTCGGCCTTCAGCGGACCGGGCACTCGTTTCATCGAAGTGGAAGACAAGACCCTGCAAACCGCGGTCGACGTCTACCAGTCGGACTTCGGTGAAGTGAAGATCATCCCGGACATCTTCCTGGCCCAGTCGAAAGACTGCTTCTTCATCAACCCGAACTACCTGCGCGTCGCGTATCTGCGCCCGTTCCAGACCGTGCCGCTCGCCAAGACCGGCGACAGCGACAAGAAGATGCTGCTTGTCGACTACACGCTGGAAGTCGGCAATGAGAAGGCTCACGGCCTGATCACGGACACGACGGGCTGATCGGCAGTTTCGCTCTTTCGGAGTACATGGGGCGCCTTCGGGCGCCTCTTTTCATTTGAGGAAGCGAAATGTCTTGGACACCTCTCAGTCCGTGGCGGGCAATCGACGGCACGGGCCAAAACCTCACGCTCGGCGCGACATCGACCCAATCGACCGCGTTCAACGTCTACACGCAGGCGATTCAAATCTCCGCGACTGGCAACTGTCACGTGCGCGTAGGCCAGAACCCGACCGCGATTGCGACGGACATGCTCATCAAGGCATCCGACCCGCCGTACATCATCCGCGTCGAGAATGGCGCAAAGATCGCGGTGATTCAGGATGGAGCATCGACTGGCATGCTGAACGTCATCGAGGTAACGCACTGATGAAAACGACATTCCACGATGACGGCGATAAGTTCCATGTCGGCTATTCGGAAGATGTCGAGCCGATTCTCGACTACGCCCATGCCAAGCGCGTCACAGAGGGCGAATTCGAGAAGATGGGCGAATTCAAGCAGGTCATGCGTGTCCCGCAGTCGGTCATGCTCGACATCCTCGTCAAGTACGGCTGGGACTACATGAACAAGGACCATTGGCCGCTCGTCATGAAGATCCTGCGCGGGCCGGAATACGCCAAGTTCCGCACCACGAACAAGGTGATCTGATGCAAAAGTACGTGAACAGTGTGGCGGCCACGAACGGCATCCCCATTGCCGGCGCATCGGTTCAGGTGAACAACTATCCCGCCGGTACGCCCGCGACGATCTATTCCGACAATGGCGTGACGGTTGCTGCGAATCCGCTCACCACGGACGGCAGCGGCAACTTCTCGTTCTACGCCGCGGACGGCCGTTATCAACTCGTGATCAGCGGCTTCAACATTCAACTAGCGACCGTCAACGACATTATGCTTGTTGACGTGCTGCCCGCAGATTTGCCTACGGCGCTTCCGGGGTCGTCCGGCAAGCTTTGGAACAACGGCGGTACCGTCTCCGTATCCTGAAATGCTCAAGAAGCTGATTTGCGCGGCTCTAATGTGGCCGCTGCTGGTGCTCGCCCAGAGCTATCCGCTTTACTAGGGGGCGCAATGACCATCTTTGTCCAATCAGTCGGCACCCCTGGCGTCGCGGGGATAATCGACTATTTCTCGCTCAAGCAGGCGGTTCAGGATTGGTTCGCGCGGTCTGACGTGGGCGGATACATTGACTATTTCATCCAGACCGCCGAGAACAAGATCTACCGCGACATTTTCTCGATGAACGAGGGGCGCGGCGTCCAGCCGATCGAAGCGTCTTTGAACGTGACGATTGCCAATGGCGTCGCCCCGCTTCCCGTGGGCTATCTCGGGCTGAAGCATTCGGTCGTATCGATCAACGGCTTTTCATTCGAGCTGCAACGTCGGAACGCCGAGTTCATCTATACGCAGTACCCGAATCGTAGCCCGCAAGCGGCGCCGGCATATATTGCGCGCGAAGGCCAGAACTTCATCTTCGGGCCATTCCCAGACGCGGCATATACGGTTACCGGCACGTACTGGATGCGCTCCCCGCAGCTCACGTCGGTGAACAACGTGACATGGATGACGAACACCATCCCGAATATTCTGCTTGCCGCCTGCTGCGTGGCCGCGGCCCGATTCGTGAAGGATCAGGAAGCATTGCAGTTGTGGAGCGCCGAGTATCAGGCTGATATGGCCGATTTCCTTCTGGCCGATCGCGCCGAAGAACAGTCCGGCTCTGCCTTTGCGATGGTGGCTGCGTAATGCTGCTTCCGATTGCTGACTACGCGCCGGACCTGCCGCCGAACAACAATGCTGGCACGTCCGCGAACATCGTGAATCTGTTCCCGAAGACGCGCGAGTCGTGGGGGCCGGTGGGAACGCTGTCGAACTACAGCAGCAACGGCCTTACCTCGCAATGTCTCGGGGCGCTTGTCGCCATCGATATGGGCGCCAATAACTACGTCTTCGCTGGAGACGCGGGGAAGCTATATGAACTCTCGCCTGGGTCTACGGTGTTCGCGAACGTCAGCAAGACAGGCGGCTACAGCCTTGCGTCAGGAGAAAAGTGGTTCTTCACGCAGTACGGTCAGCGCATTATTGCCGCCGCTCAAGGACAGAACCTTCAGTCGTTCACGCTCAATTCGAGTTCGGCTTTTGCTGATCTAGCCGCGGCAGCTCCGCAGGCGCGATACATCACCACGATCAAAGATTGGGTGATGGTCGGCAATACGTTTGACGGGACCAATGGCGCCCAGCCGCAGCGGGTGCAATGGTGCGCGATCGATGATCCGACGAACTGGCCGGTCTCTGGTAGCACGACGGAAGCCCAGCTTCTTGCCGGCTCCCAAATCATTCCGGGCGATCAAGGCTGGATCATGGGCCTTGTAGGGAACCTCGGCACGGCCGATGGTGCGATCTTCTTCGAGCGCGCTGTCTGGCGGGTCGTATTCCAAGGCTCTCCTACGGTATTCGGGTTCTATCCGGCAGAAGGCTCGCGAGGCACGCCCGCGCCGAAAAGCATCATCCAGCTAGGCGCGCTGGTCTATTACCTCGGTGAAGACGGGTTCTACGCTTTCGATGGCTCGACCTCACGTCCGATTGGCGTGGATCGAGTCGACAAGACGTTCTGGAATACCGTCAATCAGTCTTACCTCTACAACGTTGTAGGGGCTATAGACCCGATCAACCGCCTGGTCATGTGGCTGTACCCGTCAACATCTGCGCCCAGTGGAATCCCGGATTCACTGCTCGTCTACAACTGGGCTCTCGATAAGTGGGGATTCGCGCAGATCAATGCGGAATACATCTTCCGCGCGATCACGCAGGGCTATTCGCTCGACTCGCTGGATTCGACCGGCTATACGCTCGATTCGCTGCCGTTTAGTCTTGATTCGCGTGTGTGGGTAGGGGGACAAGTTCTGATGGGTGCATTCACTACCTCGCATGCGCTTGCATATTTCACGGGTTCACCCGCCAGCGCTTCCGCCGATACGGTGGAAGTAGAGCCATTCGGCTCGGCCGGGAAACGAGCGCTGGTAACGAGCGTTCGACCGATGGTGGATGGCGGATCTCCAACGATCTCTATCGGTACGCGCCAGCGTTTGGTTGATGCGCCGGCCTTTACTGCCACTAGCGCGATCAATGCAAATGGGGAGTGTCCGATGCGCGCAGACGGCAGGTATCTGCGTGGCCGAATCCTTACGACAGGGACATTTAGCCATCTTCAAGGGATTGAAATTCCTGAATCCGAAGTTCATATGACGGGGCGTCGATGAACCGCGGATATGACGGCGTGCAGCTCGAAATGCCGAACGAGAGGGAACATCGTCGGCAAATCGCCCAACTGGCGAACAACCTCCTGCAAGGGAAGATGAACACCGTCATCCAAGTGACGCTGACACCGAGCGCCACGACGACGACGGTTACAGACAAGCGCATCGGTGGTTACACGGGGCTGTTCTTCTCTCCGCTCACTGCTAATGCGGCAGCAGCACTCTCGGGCCTCTATGTTTCGGCACAGCACAACGGCAGCGCGACCCTTACACATGCCAGCACGGCATCCGTTGATCGTACCTTCAACGTCCTCCTAGTCGGGTAACCATGCTTTACGGAATTCCATCCACTGCTATCGAGGCAGTGTGGGGAGAGGTGCGCCCGTGGATTGCTGCTGCGTGCAAGCGAAGCCGCGGCAAGTTCGACGAAGAAGACATCAAACGCGGTCTACTCGATCGAGACGATCAGCTTTGGATCTGGAAGACCGATACGGCTTTCGCAGTCGGAATCACTCGAATCATCCATTACCCGAAACAGAAGGTTTGCACGATCCGCATCGTGACCGGCAGGAACCGGCGCGAATGGGAGGCGCAGTGCATTTCGCAAATTGAAACGTGGGCCAAATCTGAGGGCTGCCACGCAATGGAACTTCAGGCGCGGCCAGGGTGGGAAAAGGCGCTACCTGAGTACGCAAAGACCCACGTTTATTTGGAGAAGGCGTTATGAGCGGCGGCGGCGGAAACACGGTTACTACCCAGAAAAGCGATCCGTGGATCGGGCAGCAAGCATTCTTGATGAATGAACTCACGAATGCAGGGAACACCTTCAACAGCCAGATGCAGAATCCGACATCAAGTGTCGCCGGATTTACGCCAATGCAGCAGCAGGCGATGCAGGCTACACAAGGAGTCGCTAATGGGACGAACTTCGGAAATGCATCCGGCATCAATAATGCTGGCGGCAACTATATTTCTAACGTCCTGAACGGAAACACAAGCGCCAATCCGGCTTCATCGGCCTTTGCTAATTTCGCGAATGGCTCAATGATGAATAGCCCGTATCAGAGCGCTGCTCTCGATGCTGCAAACAATGCGATCACGCGGGCTTACCAGACTGCAACTGCTCCCCAGACGGCAAGCAATTTCGCCGCCTCCGGTCGCTATGGTTCGGGTGCATATGGACAGGCCGTCAGTCAGAATCAGCAAGACTTGGCGACTCAGCTTGGCAATACTGATGCATCTCTCGTGAATAGCATGTATCAGCAGAATATGGGGAACATGCTTGCGGGCGCACAAGGATTATCTCAGCAGCAGAATATGGCACTCTCGAGCGCGCCGAATATGGTCAATTCGATCAACGGTGCGGCCACAAACCTGTACAACATGGGCGGCAACCAACAGGCTCTTCAACAAGCGCAGATCAACGCCCCGTGGCAGTTGCTTAACAACTACTCGAACATCATCCAAGGCCAATACGGCGGCAATACATCAACCTCGACTCCGTATTACACAAACCAGCTTGCCGGTGGTATGGGCGGCGCTTTGGGCGGCGCTGCGCTCGCAGGTTCGCTGGGTATGAATCCGGCATACGGTGCGGCGGCTGGCGGCCTGATGGGCATTCTCTAAGGGGATTAGCATGAACTTCGGATGGCTGGCTCCCGTTGCACTTGGAGCGCTCGGTGCAGGGGCTGGGATGTTACTTGGCGGCCCGGCCGGAGCTGCCGCTGGCGGTGAAACTGGTGCAGGGGCAGCTGGAGCAACCGGCGCTCTTAGTGCCGGCGGCTCCGGGTTGCTTGGCGCATTGGGAAGTGGAGCGGCTGGCACTTCGGCTGGCGGTGGGTTGGGTGGCACTCTTGGCGCTGCACCCGCTGGACTCTTTAGCGGGCTACTCCCCGGCGGCGGAATGATGGGGACGGCAAGCGGAGCTCTCGGGGGTGGTTTGTCAGGCGCAACTATGGGAGCCGCCCCTCTTGGTGCGGCGTCTATGGTGCCGGCTGCGACTGGTGGAATGTCTATGAATCCCATGATGGCGCAGATGGCGATGCGCATGATGCAGCAACAGAACGCGCAGCCTCAGCAGATCAGCGCACCCGCGCCGGCAATGCCGATGGGGGGGCGCCCACAAAACCCGCAACTCCAACAGCAAATGCAAATGGGCCAAGGTCAGATGCCTGCCTATTCACAATTCCGTCCGTTTGGCTTTACGGGGTGATCCATGGCCGGCTTCTTCGATCCGACTGACCCGACCGCAGGAGGCTTAATGGGTGCCTTCGCACCATCTGGCGGTATGCCCGGGATGATGGGGATGCTCGCCAATCCGCAAACCGCAGGGATGTTGGGAATGGCTGGCGGTCTGCTGCAAGCCGCAGGACCATCGCGCCTTCCTGTGACGATGGGTCAGGCAATGGGCGCTGGCTTGAGCGGCATGGGCCAAGGCGTCGGAAACGCCTTCCAGACGCAGCAGCAGTTGCTTCGCATGCGTGCGATGCAGGGTCTGATGGGTGGCGACATGGGACAACCCGGTGCGCAGCCGCAATCTGCGCCGTCGTACTCGTCCATGTTCGGTCCTGCATCGACTGCACCGGGGGCGATGGCGCAAACCTCTGGACCTGCACCTGATACCTCCGGTGCTCCCGCTCAAACCTCCGGAGCTTCCATCTACGGCCGTTCGCCACAGCAACTATTCCAGCAAGGCATGCTGATGAACATGGCTGGCATTCAAGGCGGCGGGGACATGATGCGGATCGCAGTCGAGCATGACCCATCGCTCGCGGCCATGATGCCGACCGACATCACAAAGATGGGCATGCAGGGCGGTATGTCGCCCGATGAGATCCAGGCAGCGAACCGCGCTGGCGTGACGAAGGCCAACTACATCGCGCCGACCGCTCTGCGCACGCCGATCTACTATGACCCGGTGAGCGGGACCACGAAGGTCGTGCCTGCCGATCAACTTCAGGCCGGCTACGGCGCGATGTATGGCGCAGAAGCTCGGGCGCAAGCCGGTTATAAGCCGATGCAGGTATGGGACCCCAATGCCAACGGGGGGCAAGGCGGATACGTTTATCAGACCACGACGCAGGTTGCCGACGCTGCGAATGGGGGTGGTGCGAACGGTGGTGCGGGCGTTCCGACTGGTGGTTTGGCTGGAATTTTCGCCCAGCAAGAATCGAACGGCGGCAAGACCGACCCCAGCAATCCATTCCAGATTCAGCAGGCAACGTTTAACCGCTTCGCACAGCCAGGAGAGTCGTGGAACAACGTCGCCGATCGCAATACGGTCGCGCAACGGATGCTGACACAGTTCAATCAGCAATACGGTGGTGATCTTGGGCGTATTGCGACGGCATACTTCTCTGGTGAAGGAAACGTCGCCCCTCCGGGCAGTCCTACGCCATTCATCAGGAACGTCGCCGATAGCAACGGCAAGACCGTCGCGTCCTATGTAGGAGATATTCTCGGCAGGTCTGGCTCTATGACGCCTGCATCGCATGGTGGGCCTATGGCTGCTCAACCCCCTATGGGTGCCCAGAATGCTGCTCAAACATCTCAGGGTGCCCCGAGCAAGCAAATGGCCGACGCGTATGGCTCTCTGTCTAGCGCTGACGCGAACTATCAGCAGTCGCGAGAATCGCTCCAGCAAATGCTTAATATTGCGCACAATCAGGGGCTTGGCGGCACGGTTGCGCGGATGCTTCCAGCTGATGTCGCGACGCGGCTTAGCACTGATGCTGCGGAATACCAGAAGGCGCATGCGAACTACGTCAGCTTGCAGGGAAAGGCGCTCGGTTCTGGCGGAACCGATGCTTCCAGAGCCACTCTGAATGAAGCTGTTCCGACGTATGACAAGCCGCAGGATGCGAAGGTCGCTGGGTTGACGAACCAGCTCAACCAACTCGATCAGATGCATCTGAAGACGCAGTTTCTTACGCCCTTGTACACGCAAGGCAACGAGAAGGCGTACACGCAGCAATCGGCCGCGTTTGATCAGAACATCAAGCCTTCGATGATGCCGATCCTCCAGATGCAAGGCGATCAGCAGCGTGCAGCAGTTCAAGCCGCGATTAAGGCCAATCCGTCGCTTCGCGCGAACTTCGAGTGGGCATTCAATAACGGGATGCTGAAATGAGTGCGTTCGATGACTACCTCAATTCGGCTCCGGTACCCCAAGGGCAGAGCTTCGACTCTTACCTTGGCGCTGCTCAGCAACCCCCCCAAGCGACTGCTCCTGCGCTGACAGCGCAGCCTCAAGGCAAGTGGCAGGTTCCTAGCAGTGTAACGATGGGCATCGGCGATGTTGTGCGAGGTGGTACTCAGGATCTTGTGCATGGTATTTCGTGGCTTGCCAACAAGATCGCGCCAAATTCTCAGTTTGCTAAGGATGCTGCTGCAGCTCTCCCGCAGATGCAGCAAACGATCGACACGCAGAATGCCGCCTATGACGCGCAGCGAGCCGCGCAACAGCCTCAAACGCTGACCGGCGTAGTCACCGGCCAGAAACCAGCGCTCGGCACGGATTGGGGCCGCTTGGCTGGCAATGCTATCGGCACGCTACCTGTAATGGCGATGGGCGGCGGCGAAGGATTGCTAGGACGTGCTGGAATGGGCGCATTGCAGGGGGCCACTAGTGCGGCGCTAATGCCGACCACTGGCAACTCCGATCAGTCGTTTGCGCAGCAGAAGGCGCAGCAAGCAGGTATCGGCGGTTTGATGGGCGCGGCGATTCCTCTCGCAATGGATGGGGCCCGAGCAGTCGGTAACGGGCTCTGGAACGCGGCGCGGCCAATTTTTCAGCCTGAGCGCTATGTCGGTCAGGGGATTACCGGTCTGATGGAGCCGGCAGACGCAGCGATGGCCGCGGCGAACATTCGCAATGCACCGCAGTTCGTTCCTGGGTCGATGCCGACGACGGCGCAGATTGCGGGCAATCCGATGCTCGTGCAGACCGAAAAGGCGGCCGCCAATATCCCGGCCTTCAAGACCGCCGCAACCGAGCGGGCGATCGAGAACAACAACGCGCGCTGGCAGGCATTGATGGGCGTTGCCGGGACGGAGGCCGATCTCAATGCGGCGCAAGCGACGCGCGATGCGGCGGCCTCCCCGCTGTATCAGCAAGCTCACCAGGCGACGGCTAACGTCGGCCCGGCGTTCATGCGATACGCTCAGATCCCGGAAATGCAGCAAGCGATGGAAGTGGCCCAGCGCAATGCTGCTCTTGATTCTGCTGTAGGGCGTGGCGTAGCACCGGTATGGCCGACTCCCACATCGAACGCAATCAACGGGTCAGCGCTGGATTACACGTCTAGAGCACTCAGCGACATGATCGGCGATGCCCAGCGCAGCGGTGCAAACTCGCGCGCGGCATCGCTTACGGCGCTGAAGAACAGCGTGGACGGTTGGACTCAGCGTTATATCCCAGGCGTTCAGGCGGCGAAGGCCGCATACGCGCAAGGGAGTGTGCCAGTCAATACGATGGAGGTTGGTCAGCAGATCGCCAATGGCCTCGGTACTCGCGCAATGAATGCTGGCGGCGTCCCCGAAATCCAATTGATGCCCTATCGGTCGGCCCTGACTGGCGCAATGAAGAACGCGCCGTACGGCATTGACGCGAATGCGCTCAACACGCTTCAGGGGATCGGTCAAGACTTGCAGCGAGCGACCGTCTCGAATTCGATCAAGTCGCCTGGTAGCGATACTGCCTACAACCTTGCTGCTCAAGGCTGGCTGGCACGTCAGCTTTATGGGCCGACGTTCGGCGGGGCTGGCAATATCGGGAAGGCAGTCGGGGCTCTTGGTGCAACCGCGCTCGGGCACCCCATGGCGGGTTTGGGGATTCTCGGAGCGGGTAACCGAATCGGCCAGATGGTCGGAGGCCGTCTGCAAGACCGCCTAACGGGCCTTCTTATGGACCCGAACGCGATCCTCCCGTACCTCGATGCTCGTGCTGCCGCGGCGGCGCAAGCGGTTCCAAATCCGCTCATGCAGTGGTTGCTTAATTATGGGCGTCCAGCCATTGGGAATGCCCTTAGTGGCGGCCTCGTAAATACCCACCAGTAACCCGATAACGATGGCTACCCCAATTTTGATCAGGCCGATCTGAATGATCTGGTCGTACATGAACGCTCCGAACCCCGCCCAGTGCGGGGTTTTTCATTATAGGTGATCCGAAATGGGACTTTGGAATTGGTCCACCACTGCGGCAAACAACGCCACGGCCGATCCGTCGATCAACTGGCAAGAGGGGCAAGCACCTTCCACGGTCAACGATTCGGCTCGAGCCATGATGGCGGCCGTAGCAGTCTGGTATCAGGCGGCAGAGTGGATGAATCTCGGCGATACCCCGACCTACGTCAGTGCCACGCAATTTACAGTCACCGGCAATCGGACGACAACCTACTCGGTGGGTCGACGGGTCAAGGCGAGCGTGACAGCCGGGACTATCTACGGCGCCATTACCGCTTCCGCTTACACATCTCTGACGACGATTACCGTCGCCTGGGATTCGGGGAGCCTCGACAGCGGTCTTTCAGAGGTAGATGTAGGCATCTTCAATCCGTTGTATTCATCGTTCCCCCGGCTGAGTGCGGGGATTTATACGCAAGGTCGCAGCTACTTCAGTAACAGCGGAGCTAACAACGGGGAAATTGCGCTTCAGAATAACGGGGGCGGCTATTTCTATCTCCGCGGCCGAAATGGGGGAGGGTGCGAGTTTGTCAACAACGCCTATTCGGCATCCGTGACGAGCCTTGATGACACCGGGAATTTTACAACCGCTGGCACGGTTAGCGGTTCCAACATCACCGGCTCGTCTGATCGGCGGCTCAAATCTCACATCAAAAGGATTCGGAACGCGACTGATGTCGTCCTTTCATGGGCCGGCGTGACGTTCCAGCGTAAGGGTGACAAGACAAAGCGGCGGCATGCTGGGTTCATTGCGAACGAGATGCAGTCGAGTACGCCTGAACTTGTCTTCGAAGATGACAAGGGCATCAAGAGTATTGCGTATGGGAACGCCACCGCATACCTGGCCGAGGCATTCAAGGAACTGGAAGCGCGCGTCAAAAAACTGGAGAAGAAACAATGACGCTCCCTGCATCGTTCCCGATGTCGATGTCGCAGATCGCATCTGAGCTTGGGTTATCGCTTCCGCTCTCAATCAGCCATCCTTGGGTGGTCGCTCTCGCTGGAAAGTCTGGATTGCCTGTTAGCTTCAGTGATTTGCTGGGTCAGACAGGAACTGCAACCGGGAACGCCGCTGCAACGTCTGGCGGCGGTGGAATTATTGCGCCATTCTCATCGCCTTGGTTCCGGGGGCAGATTTCTCAGCTCGGCGCAACTACTGGGGGCGCCCCTGGATTGACAGTATCCATTACCTTCAGTGTCGCTCCGAACTGGAGCGGGAACATTCTCCTAAAAAACAATACGACGAACGCCTCGATCGTTTTAGGGAAGATCAATTCGACGTCCTGGCAAGTGAATAGCAACCCGGGAAACATCGTTCGAGCTGGATTTACCGACAACTTCACCATTCTTCCATCCAATTAACGAACAACCGGGGATTTCATGGATACGAACATGGCTGCCATTGCGGAACTTCGAGCGCGACAGGATGCGACTGAAGATGCGATTGAGAAATTGGATTCCCGTGTCACACGGCATGACGAGATCATCGCCAGTCTACGGGAGGCAGTCGCCAAGGTGGCAACGAAGGACGATATCTCCGAGCTTCGGAAGGATATCAACGATACGTACGCGACTCAGATGCGGGACGCTCACAATTCGATTCCGGCAAAGATCGGCCTGTTGATCGCCGCGGCCGGCGTCATCGTTCCGATCATCGCTATGCTCGTGGCGCGCCATGGATGACGAATTGATCGAGCAGCGTTTCGAGTTGGTCGATGATCGTCTCGACCACTACGGCGAACGGCTCGACAAGCTGGAAGGCGAGGACAAGCATGCGGAAGGTATGCGCCTGAATTGGATCGTCGTCGCTCTGTTCGCAATCGAGCTTGCACTCGGCGCATGGCAGGTTTGGTGGGTGATGCGCCATGCTTAAGCGCCTGTACCTCAAGTTCCGTGAGGAAAGGGTCTTTCTTCGGGCGCTTTGCGTGTTCGTCTTCACGGCGCTGACGCTGCATTACACGATCGGGTATGACGCCGATTGGGGTGGCACGAACCTGACTCTATCCATTGAGGCTGCGATCGCAAGCGCCGTGATCATGATGGAGCAGAAACGTTCTGGAGATATTCAGCAAAGACAGCTTGAGGCGCTTCTCGCGATGGCCGAATCGGCCCGAGAACGCGATGCCGAGCAAATCGCACTTATGCGCGCGCTGAAGGAGTCGGACGAACGACTTTTGAAGGCGCTTACCGAAGGTGAAAAGTCATGAACTCAGCCAATGCCGGCCTGACGCTTTCAGCGGCTGGCGCTGCAATCATCAAGCAATTCGAGGACGCAAACGGTCCGAAGCTCGTCGCGTTCAAGCCCACGCCGAACGACGTGTGGACGCTGGGTTGGGGGCATACCCATGGCGTGACGGAAGGCATGACCTGCACGCCCGAGCAGGCCGAAGAATGGTTTCAGCAGGATATGGCGTGGGCGCAAAGCGCCGTCCTGTCGGCCGTAAATGTGCCGCTCAACCAGAACCAGTTCGATGCGCTTGTCAGCTTCACTGAAAACGAAGGGGCTGCTGCGTTCGATAGGTCGACGCTGCTGCGGTTGCTAAACGAAGGCAACTACAGCGGTGCCGCTTCGCAGTTCTCGTCCTGGGTCTACCAGGCTGGGCAAATCTTGCCGGGTCTCGTTTCCCGGCGCAAACAGGAGGCGGCGCTGTTTAACACGCCGGTGAATGCATGAATACCCTGCAATTCTTGATGTCCATTCTCAATTGGCTTCAGGCTGATCCGACGCACGTCGTCGCTGCGGCTGCTCTGCTCAATTCGATCATCCCGACGCCCGATCCGACCACGCCGGCAGGCAAGATCTACAAGGTGCTTGAGCTGCTCGCCCTGAGCTTCCTGCGTGCGAAGGAAACCGGAATTCCATCCCAATCGGCCGCCGCACTCGCAGATCAGATCGCAGAAGCCATCGCCAAGAAGTCCGCCGCAGCACCCGTTCAGCAGTAACCCTCCCAATCCAAAGGAACCGTGATGAAAAAGATGCTGCTTGCGGCAGGCATTGCCGCGTCCGTCGCTTTTGCTGGTTGCTCGTCTCTGCCGACCGTCCAACAGCAGTTCCAGACCGGCTGCACGATCGTCAATGGCGATCTGACCATTCTTGGTCAATCCCCACTTCTGACGACCGCTCAGCAGGACGCCATCAACAAGGAAATCCTTCCGGCCAACGAAGCGATTTGCAAGGCTGGCGGCGAACTGAACATGGCAAACCTCAAGGCATTCCACGACAGCCTTTTACCGGCCGCCATCGCGATCGTGGAAGGCGTTCCAGCCATCCCGAATCAACCGGCCGTCCTGCTCGCACTTCAGACGTTCGGCCCAATGGTTCAGGCGCTCATCGATCAGTTGATCGTCGCCACGGCACCGGTTGCAGCAAGCCAGTAATGAATGCCCGCGATTACGCGCTGCTTGCCCAAGAGGCATATAGCGCGCCGCACGATATTGGGACTGGTAGTGGCCCGTCGTGCGCAATCGTCCGTGACGTTGCAGACGGTCGTGTTATCGCGTTCCCTGGAACCGATAGTGTGGCCGACCTGCTAGCTGACTTCGACGTAAAGCCTGATCCTGTTCCGTTCCTCGGGCATGTGCATGGCGGCTTCTGGAGCGCCTACCAGGCTATTCAGCAAGAAGTCATCAACGCGGCCAGTGGGCAAGCAGTTATCTTCGTTGGCCACTCATTGGGGGCTGCACTCGCTATCGTTGCTGCGGCTTCATTCGTGGCGAATGGGAATCCCGTCAAGGCGGTATGGGGTTTTGCACCGCCGCGGGTGAGCCCGGACGTAAGCATCTCGAGCGTGCTTGCTGGCACGCGTATGAACCTCTACCGAAACGGCAACGATGCGGTGCCCGCTGTACCTCCTATCTGGCCTCAAAGCGGATCTCTGATTCAGATCGGCAAAGCGTCGCTGCCGTTCATCAATCTGAAAGATCACGCGCTCTCGCGGTACATCGCAGCTCTCCCGACAAACTAGGGACGATCCATGAAGAAAATCCTTATCGCGGCCCTGATGTGGCCGCTGCTGACGCTTGCCCAGAGCTATCCGTCGCCGACGTTGAATAATGTGACTCTGCTAGGCGGGATTGGCGGCGCAGGAACAGCCTCTCTGATAGGTACATCAGTCGCTCCGCTTACTACTGATCAGTTCAGGATTACGGGGCAACTCAACAACCCTACGGCATCGGCGGAATACATATACGGTGCCGCGATCGGGGCTGTTGGACAGCCTGTATTTACGGGTGATGCCATGCGCGGAGTTGCTACGCAGACATCGGGGTCAACCAACTGGACGACCAATGGCATTGCTGGTTACGTGCTAAATAAGCAAGCCGGGGCAACATCAACTAAATCAGCTGTAGCCCTGTTTGGTGTGAATATATGCGCGGTTGACAACTGCCAATCATGGGGCGGCGATACGATTGTTTCGGATTCGCTTGGCTTTACCGGCGTAACTTCCGGGTCCGGGCGTCAACTATATGGATTCGAAGCAGACTGTAACGTCAGCAGCCCAAACACAAAGTGCATATCGTTTTTCGCGGGCGGCACAGCGCTAACCTCGTCTGCCTATCTTGTTGGGTTTCAAACAAATCAGCTTGGCGGGGGCGTTGGGGCTAAATGGACGTACTCTTTCGCATCTCCTGATGGGAACTCGGTCAATGCCATGTATGTAGGACTCGCTGCAACGGGTGCCAGTCAATCGAGTCAGCCCATCGTTTTCCAATATACTGATGCGGGAAGCGTTGCCCATTCGTCGACTGTGACCATGACGCCGACGGGCCTTCAAACAAATGCCGCAGCATTCAATCCGCAGACAACGAACGTAGCCACGCTTGGCACTTCATCTTTGGTGTGGTCCAACATATACGCCCAGAATGGGACTTTCAGCGGGCCCGTAACGGTTACTGATCCATCGGGAAGCAACCAAGCAAATTTGACGATCTCTGCAACAGGTGATTCGCAGGGAGCGGGGCTCAAATTTATTGGCAATGGAGGAACGACGCCAAGCAAAACAATCCGAGCACGAGGCGGTAATTTTGAATTCGTCAATGATGCTTTCAATTCAGTAATCGCGACGATGACTGACGGCGGCTCATTATCGACGAATGGAGGATTGAACAATACGCCTGTCGGCAACACGGTCAGGTCAACCGGAGCATTTACAACTGTTTCGGCTACGTCGACTATTACCCCATCAACGACTGCCGGCATCGTAGGTACGACACTGGCCGATAACGCAAATTCAGGGAGTGTAGGCGAATTCGGGATTGCATCTACGCAAAACACGTCAATCACGAGCGGCGTTGTGTTCAACGCAACGAGCGTGTCTCTTCCAGCTGGGGACTGGGATGTGTGGGGCGCCATTACGACCAATCCTGCCGGCACGACGACAACCTCGACATATCAGTGCGGCATCAGCACGACATCAGCGACATTCGGGACGTTCGCTACAGGAGTGAACAATGCGAATGGCCCGGTAGGCGTTAGCGCAGCGGCTGGCACGGCTGTTAATACGTCATGCCCTCTGACGCGTGTGAACGTATCGTCTCCCACGACCGTCTATGTAGTTGCAAACGTCATCTTCGCTACTAGCACCATGCAGGTTAGCGGAGCGATCATGTATCGGCGCCGTCGCTGA